CCCGGAAGCACAACCCCCCGCCGCCTGGTCGCCGGGGCGGGTTCGGGCGCCAGAAGGGCACGCCGAACAAGTACACCGCCGAGGTGAAGTCCGCGATTAAGCGCTTCCTCTTCGACCCGGTCTACCAGAACAACCTGATGTTCCGGATCGAGAACGGGGACGCGAACCACATGGAGCGGTACTTCTGGGAGGTCATACTCGGCAAGCCGAAGACGATCATCGAGGTGTCGTCTCCCGCCCCGACCCGGGCGCTCGCCGAGATCCTGCGCGAGTCGCTGACCAAGGCGGAGCGCATGCAGCTCGCCGAGCTCACGAGGAAGGCCCTCACGACGGTGCAGGCGAGGGTCGTCGAGCAGCGGGCGCTACCCGCCGCGGTCCAGGAGAAGGCGTGATAATCAAGCCGGACCGGGACACGATGACCGCCCTGTGCGAGACGGACCTGTACACGTTCTACCGCGAGGCGTGGCCGGTCATCGTGCCGGGCGAGCCGTTCCAGGACAACTGGCACATCGGCGCCGTCTGCGAGCACCTGGAGGCCCTCGCCCGCCGGGAGTTCGACAAGCTCCTGATCAACATCCCCCCGCGCCACGGGAAGTCCGACACGTGCAGCGTGGCGCTACCCGCGTGGCTGTGGATCCGCGACCCCGCCATGAGGATGATCTACGCGTCGTACTCCGGGGACTTCGCCATGCGCGACTCCCGCGCGACTCATCGCCTCATCACGAGCGAGTGGTACCAGTCGCGGTGGGGGGACAGGTTCGCCCTCGCTGCCGACGCGGACGCGCAGAGGAGGTTCGAGAACGACAAGAGCGGCTTCCGGATCGCCACATCCCCGGGGGGCATGGGCACCGGAGAGGGTGGCGACCTGATCTGCGTGGACGACCCGCACAAGACGGACGAGGTGGACTCCGAGGTGACGCGCCAGTCCGTGCTGGACTGGTGGAACGTCACCATGTCGTCCAGGACAGGGCGATACGGCTCCGCGCTGCGGCTCGTGGTCATGCAGCGCCTACACGAGATGGACCTCTCAGGCGACCTCATCGAGAAGGGGTACGTCCACCTCTGCATCCCGCAGGAGTACGAGCCGAACCACCCGCACACCCGCCGCGCCTGGGGCGGTTGGACGGACCCGCGGAAGGAGGAGGGGGAGCTCCTGTGGCCGGCGCGGTTCTCGCGGGAGAAGATCGACGCCACGCAGAAGCCGCCCCACATGTCCACGTACGTCTACGCCGGGCACTTCCAGCAGCGTCCCGCGCCGGCCGAGGGCGGGATGTTCCAGCGCAAGTGGTGGAAGCTCTACAAGTGGGACGCCCTCATCGTCGAGTCGCTCATAGAGAGGGCGGACGACAAGTGCTGGTCCTGGGACATGGCGTTCAAGGACCTCAAGAGCTCGGACTACGTGTGCGGCGGGGCGGTGGTACGCATCGCCGCGGACTTCTACATCCTCCCCAGCGCGGTCAACGACCACCTGGGGTTCAACGCGTCGAAGACCGCCGTCAAGACGGGCGCCGCGAAGTACCCGAGGATCCACTACAAGCTCGTCGAGGACAAGGCGAACGGGACCGCCATCATCGAGGACCTCAAGCGCACCGTTGGGGGGCTCACGCCCATAGAGCCGCAGGGCGGCAAGGAGGCGAGGGCGTCCGTCGTCCAGCCGTACGCGGAGGCCGGGAACATCTGGCTGCCTGAGGGCGCTTCGTGGGTCGAGGACTTCATCGAGGAGCACCGGGTGTTCAACAAGGGCGCCCACGACGACTGGGTGGACATGCTCAGCCAGGCGGTCGTGTGGATGCTCGAGCGGATGGCCAAGGGGTTCGCGCCGTTCTCGTGGGCGGTGAACCGCTCGACGTCCCAGAGCACCGGGCCCCCCCGCGTGCCCCGTGATCCCCGCGAGCGGAGCGAGGACGTGCCGGCGGGGTACTCGGAGAGGGGGGACATGCGACCGGCGAAGCCGCACGACGTCGGGTCCGCCGCGCACCGGACAGAGTGCCGGGCGTGCCGCGCGAAGTTCCGCGCCCCAGCCGAAGGGGTGGTAAAATAGCCATCATGGACTGGGTTCGACCGAAGAGGGGGTCATTCGTCGTGGACGGGAAGGGGAACATCGTCCCGGTGCCGGAGCTCGTCCCCCCCGACACGCTCGCCCGCGTCGAACTGGATTCGTCTCTTCCTGTGCAGGGTCCGACGATCATAGGCGAGTGGCTTATGGTGGACATGCGACTCGCGAAGAAGGTGGTCCCGGGGACCCGACTGTACCGAGTCTGCCAGGACCTCAGCGAGAGGGGGGCGTGCGGCGTCGTAGAGTCGACGTTCGTCATCAACGTCCTCGAGGCCACGTCCGACGACCGCCGGTTCCTGCTCGCGTCGAGTAACTGGCCGAGGTGAGCATGTCTTACCGCGACGCTTGGCTCTATGGGAACTCCCGGCAGCGGGCGGCCGTGCGGAAGGCCGCGGTGGCGAGCAAGGGGCTGTTCGACGCGTCGTCCGACGTGGCGTACCGCCATCTGGTCGAGGACCGCCGCACCGCCCGCATAGTCAACTGGGGCGGTACTTCGTCCAGGGACGTGCGCGTCGTGAAGGCGGCCGGCGCCGACGAGCCGCCCCCGTCCAGGCAGCTCCGGGACCCGTTCACCACGTTCTACGTCCAGGGCGTCGCCCTCGAGCCCCCCCACCCCCCCCACCGGCTCCTTAACCTGACGGAGGAGAACCCGTTCCACTCCGCGTGCCTGGGGGCGAAGGCGACGGACGCGTGCGGTCGCGGCTGGGAGTTCGCCCCGCGCGAGGGGAAGGAGAGCGACAAGTCGCTCATCAAGTCCGAGGAGCCCGAGCGGCTTCGCGAGATGATGGAGGACCTCACCCCCGACCTCACGTTCACCGAGCTGCTGTTCCAGGCGGCGTGGGAGATGGACGCCATCGGGTGGGGCGTGTGGGAGGCGGTGAGGACGAGCAGCGACGGGACGCCCGGGAAGCACGGGGACATCGGGGCGCTCTACCCGATCCCGTCCCACACGATACGCGCCACGCTTGACCCCCGGAAGTGGGTGCAGATCCGGGCGGGGCGGGTCCGGTACTTCAAGAAGTTCGGCGCCGAGTGCACGATCAACAGCGAGACCGGGGAGATATACGAGTGGCGAGGACGCGGCGCCGACCGGAAGCGCGCCGACGAGCTCACCCAGGAGTACGTCGCGTCGGAGATCATCATCTTCAAGACGTACACGCCGCGGTCACTGTGGTACGGGCTCCCGAAGTGGGTCTCGTCAATCGCGACCGTCGCCGAGCTCGGCGCCATCCGGGAGTTCAACATCTCGTGGTTCGCGAGCGGCGGGCAGGTCGACTACCACATGCACCTCCAGGCCGGGAGCCTCGACGCCGCGCGCGAGATGAAGGAGCAGGTCGAGCAGCAGATCCAGGAGTTCGCGGGGCGCGGCCACACGAACCTCTTCACCGCCGGCGACGAGACGACCAAGGTCACGGTCAGCAAGCTCGGCGAGCTCTTGCGGGAGGGGCACTTCCGGTTCCGCCGGGGCGACCTCGTCAAGGAGGTGCTCATCGCGCACCAGACGCCCCCGTACCGAATAGGTTGGGCGGAGACCGGCTCCCTCGGCGGGAACGCCGCACCCGAGATGCTGAGCGCGTACAAGGCGGGGGCCATAGAGCCGAACCAGCGGGTGATAATGGACCGGCTGAGGGTGACCCTGTTCAACCCGAAGATCGGCATCAAGACGGGAGACTTCCGTCTCAAGCTGGCCGAGCTGGACCTGACGGACCTCGCCGCGGAGCTGGCTAACACACGGGCCGGGGTCGAGGACGCGTGGCTGACGCCGAACCAGGGGCGAGAGGCGATGGGGCTGGACCCCGACGACAAGCACCCCGAGCTCGACGAGTACTACTTCCGCGGCCAGAAGCTCGGTACTCCGCCGCCCGCCCCGCCCGGCATGGGCGTCCCCGGTCAGCCGGGCGCTCCAGGTCAGCCGCCCGGTGCTCCGGCCGAGGAGAAGCCGCTCGACGGGAAGGACGCTCTCGCCGTCCTCGAGGGGGGAAAGCCGAAGGGCGAGGAGCCGGAGGTTCCCAAGGAGAAGTCCGCGGGCGAGAGCGCCCGCGACGTCGTCGTCGAGATGCTGCGCGGGTACGAGGCGAAGCTGAAGGCGGCGCTCGACGAGTCGGAGGTTCCGGTACTCCCGCGAGTGCGTCCCCGAGCAAGAAAATTTCGCGCTCCGTGATGTACCCTCTCCGTGTCCTGCGCAGGGCCGGATAGGTGAAGCATGACGTCGAAAATCATGGATGAGGTACTCTCGGAGCAGCAGCGCCCCGGGAGGCGCTGCGGGCTGGCGAACTTCTTGAACGACTACCTGAGCGCTGGAAGGCGATCCGCCGACGTGCTGGACATCTTCACCGTCGTAGGGGACGCTGACGTGTCGGTGGCGGCCGTCCTTCGCGTGCTCGCGCGGCGGGGGTACGAGGGTGGCCTCTCCACGATCAACGCGCACCGGCACCGTCTGTGTCACGCCTGTGCCGCTCTCAAGGCCCAACTTGACAAGAAGGGGAAGCCGTGAAGCCAACCGAAGAGGTGAAGGTCGAGCGGCGCGTGGAGAAACTCAGGCGGACCAACGTGTCGCTCGCCAGGCGCCTCGAGGAGGCGCACGTCGCGCGGAAGGACATGGTCGAGATGGTGTACCGCGCCGCGGCGGAGGCTGCTCAGTCCCTTGACGTGGCGCCGGTAGAGGTGCGCCCGGAGGGGAAGGCGAAGCCGGGCACCCCCGAGTACGCGCTCGTGGCTCTGTCGGACCTCCAGCTCGGGAAGCGCACGCCGTCCTACAGCACCGCCGTCTGCGAGCGCCGCATCCGGGAGTACGCGGGGAAGGTGCGCGAGCTGACGGACATACAGCGGTCGAACAGGCCGATCGACGAGGCGCGGGTGTACATGCTCGGCGACATGGTCGAGGGGGAGATGATCTTCCCCGGTCAGGCGCACCGCATAGACGCGTCGCTGTACCGGCAGGTGACCGTGGATGGTCCGCGAATCGTCGTCGAGTTCCTCCGCGACCTGCTCTCCCACTTCAAGAAGGTGCACGTCATCAGCGTCATCGGGAACCACGGGCGCCTCGGGAAGCGGGGGGACTACCATCCGGAGTCGAACAGCGACCTCATGCTGTACCGCGTCTGCAAGACGCTGTTCGAGACCGTGAAGGAGCCGCGGCTCACCTGGGAGATCCCCTTCACCGCTGGCGAGCGGAGCTGGTACTCGGTCGACGTCATCGGGCGTCACCGCTACATGCTCTTCCACGGAGACCAGCTCAGGGGCGGAGGCTTCGCCGGCCTTCCGTTCTATGGCTTCGCCCGCGCGGTCCAGTCGTGGGCGTCCGGCGTCATCCCGGGCGGGTTCCACGCCGCCATGTGCGGTCACTGGCACCAGCTGGCGTCCATCCCGATCAACAACCGGATCCTGTGGGTGAACGGCTCGACGGAGAGCGACAACACGTGGCTGCGCGAGGAGCTGAAGGCCCAGGCGCCGCCGGGTCAGTGGCTTCTCTTCGCGCACCCCAGGATCGGCATCACGAGCGAGCACCGGGTGTGGCTCCGCTGATGGCTGCGGAGGAATCGCGGTCGTGAGGTCCAGCAAGCGACTCGTCCGAGCTGACAACGGCCGCGACATACGCCGCGTGCCGCGCCGGGTGCACCTTGGTCGCGGGTACGTGCTCGAGGTGGTCCTGGTCCAGCAGGACGTTTTCCGGGAGCGGGACTTCTGCGACGACACCGAGGAGCTGGACGGGTACTGGGAGTCCCTCTTGGGGCAGGACGGGAAGATCGTCGGGCGCATCTACATTCACCAGTCGTTGTCCTCCGCGCAGCGGTGGGACACCTACTGGCACGAGCTGGTCCACGCCGTGAACGACATCATGGCGTGGGACCGGAAGGAGCCTCTCGCGACATGAAGATCACGGACCCCATCGTAGTCCACCTGCCCGACACTCGCGCCGTCGTGGTGTCCCCCTATGGGCTCGGCAACCTGAAGATCGGTCCGACCGTCTACACGTACTCGCGTCTGCCGGGTCACCCGTCCCGGCTCGCGCTCGGGAGCGGATACGGGGCGCACGGGACGTGTCCCGGCGCGTCGCCGGAGTGCGAGGCGGTCTGCTACGCGCGCCGTCCGGTCATGGAGCGCGGCGCGGTCTTCCAGATGTGGAGCAACAACTCCCTCGTGGACTCAGTACCGCCGATCCCCGCGGACTGCCGCCTGCTGCGCCTTCACGTGGGCGGCGACTTCGACACGGTGGAGTACACTCGCAACTGGGTCGCCCGGCTCGAGGAGCGCCCGGACGTCGCCGCGTGGATCTACACGCGGAGTTGGCGCGTGCCGGCCCTGCTGCCGGAGCTGGAGCGCCTGCGAGCCCTCCCGAACGTCCAGGTCTTCGCTTCCATGGACGG